GGGGCAGCGCCAGGACGTCGAGCGCGGGATCGTTTCCCCCCCGGGGATCGCCGTCGACCCCGAGGCGCACGCGGGAGAGCTCCTGGCAGGGGCCTGGAGGCGCAGGCTGTCGAAATGGATCGACGCCTGGTCGGAGCGCCTCGACCGCTTGGGGACGTTCCTGAAGCGCCTGGCCCTGGTGCTCGGAGGAATTGCCGGCCTGATCAAGCTCGTGCACACGATGCGATCCCAGATTGGACCGGCCGAGCTACCGCGCGGAACCGATACGCCGACAATCGGAACCGACTTCGTGAAGAAACCGAAACCTCCGGGGACCTAAACAATGAGCACAATGCCACCGGGGGGCGACGACGATGGGGGACGAGACCATGAAGCGGATGGCGTTCGAGATGCGTTCGGAGACGACGACAGAACGCCGACGGAGCGCCCCCCCCGTAGACCCGCCTCAGACGGAGCCCTCCGACTGGCTCGTGCGACGACGCTTTTCAACGCGATCGCTACCCAGTTTGGTGCTGCTGCAGGAGGCATTGACCGGCTTGCGCCAGACGAACGCGCTCTATTTGTCCGCCGAATCTGCGCCGATGGCCGCCTCACTGCGCGAGCTCTAGTCGCCTTCCTCGACGACATCGAGGCGGCAGGGTAGCGTCCCCGCCGTGATGAGCGCGGCCGAAGTGATGGCGCTCCGCGACGATGTCGTGCGGGCCCTGCACGACTGGGCCGAGCCCGACGGCTTTCTCCTGCCCACCGAACCCGACCCGCTCGAGCGCGAGCTTTGCCGGGAGCGCCTCCGCGTCGCCCGCGACGTGCTCAACCGGGTGCTCTCGGGCGTCCCCTAGTCCGCGTAGTATCCGCGCCCATGGCGACGAAGACGTGGGCAGAGAGGTTCCCGCACCCGGGGGAGGCGCCGGTGCGGCCAGCGGACGAGCTGCATCCAACCGAAACGGACGCGCTCTACCAGTGGTGGCAGGACTGCTACGCCTGGAACACCTACGTGATGGCGGTCCGCCGCAATGAGGTCGCCCGATCGCTCGACCTGCTGGACCGGCAGCGCGCGGACGAGGGCCAACCGATCACCGCCGCCGACGTCATCGCCATGAACGTCGGGGCCTCGTTCCTCGACGGGACGATCGGCGACTCGTTCCTCACCGGTCCGAGACGAGGCACGCCGCCCGGGATGCGGACGCTGTGAGCGTCGCCTACGCCGGGATCGATCCGGGCCTCTCGGGAGCCGTCGCCATCATCTCGCCAGACGGGACCGTCCGCGTCTGGGACATGCCGGTGATCGAGATGCAGATCAAGAAGCGGGCGAAGACCGGCGGCACGAAGATGGGCGCGAAGAACATCCCAGACGAGCACCAGATGGTGACGATCCTGGAGGGGCTCTTGGCCTCCACCCAATACGCCGCCACCAGCGTCCACGTCACCCTGGAGAAGGTCAACGCGATGCCGTCGATCGACGGTGGCCGCCGGACGATGGGCGCGACGTCGATGTTTAATTTCGGCTTCGGCTACGGCCTTTGGTGCATGGCGCTGACCGCGCTGAAGCTCTCGCACGAACGGGTCCACCCTGCGACCTGGAAGGCGGCGGTGCTTCGGGGGACGAACAAGGACGACGGCGCCGTGGCGCAGGTCGCCGGCCAGCTATATCCCGCCGCAAACCATCTCCTGCGCGGCCCCCGCGGGGGGCTGATGATCGGCCGCGTCGATGCCCTGCTGATCGCCCACTACGGGAAGGTCATGGGCGAGACCCCGATCCCCATTTCGTAGAAATCGACCGGCCACCGCGATTTCTTAGTTTACCGGCGTCACCGACCCGGCGTATGGTCGAGGTTGTCGGGCGCCAGTAGGGGCTCGGCAAAAAGAAAGGGCGGCGGCCCGGACTACCCGGACCGTCGCCCTGAACCCCAGGACCCCCCGACCAAGAGGAGTACCTATGCCGAGAGTCACCGATCAGGGAATCGCCGTAAAGAGCCCGACCCTCCCCCGTCACGTCGTCGAGCAGAAGGCGCTGGAGGTCGCCGCCAACGTCCGGGCGCGGATGGCGCGCGCCGTCCCGAGCCAGGACGTCGACGACGTCTACCAGGAGGCCGTGCTCTGGGCGCTCGAATGGGCCGCGCGCTACGGCGGGAAGTTCGAGGGCGACAACCCGTTCACCCCGATGAGCAGGGTCGCCTTCCGGCGCGTCATCCACGCGGTGCGGAAGGCCGAGCACCAGGTGAGCGTGAGCGAGCACGTCACGCAGCGGCGCCTGGCGCATGAGGTGGCGCCGGCGCACGCCGTCCCGCTCGCTGGGTGCGGTTACAGCGATGGGATCGAGGACGACGGATGCGTGAAGGCCGTCCAGGTTGGGGAGTCTGCCCGCGAGACGCTGTTGCCCGGCGAGGCCGATCGCGGCCAGCGAGCTGCGCAGGTGCTCCGGTCGCTCGCCCCGGAGGAGCGCCGCCTCGTGCGAGACGTCGTCACCAGCGGACGCTCGCGGTCCAAGATCGGGCGTCGGCGCGCACGGCGGGTGCTCGGACGCTTCGCTGCGGCGGTGGGCCCCGACGTCTCGATCGCGGCGGTGCGGCGCGCGGCGCGAGATCCACGGCTGCCGCCGCCGAATACGGTGGTCCGCCGCGGAGACCAGAGCCTTCTGGTCGGAATGGAGACATTCACCTATCGCGGCCAGACCTTCCGGTCGATCTCCGCTGCGGCTGTGCGCGCGGCGGCCGACGTCGGGCTCTGCACGAAGGCGCAGAACGGGTACGAGTTCTGGGGCCTCGGCCTGCCGCGCTCCGCCTCCGCGTAGTATCCCGCCGCGATGGCACAGACCGACGAGGAAACGACAATGCGCGACCTCGGCTACCTGACGGTGGACGAGGCCGCGAAGCTGGTGGACCGGGCGGTGTCGAGCATCTACAACCGATCGCGCCGCCTGCCACAGGTCCACCCGGAGCGGGCGCCATTCGTGAAGAGCTCGATCACGCTCTGGATCCATCGGGACTCGCTCCTGAAGGCGTACCCAGACCCTGCGCGCGCGGCGCGGGGCGCGTCGTGAGCGGACCGGAGGACATCGTCGAGGAGTTCTTCCCCCCCGCGCCGCCCGGCCAGCTGCCGCCGATCGGCGTGGGACTCCACCTCGACGTGCCGCACGACAGATACCTATCCGATCCTTGCGCGCGCCCCTCGCTGAACGCGAGCGTCGCGAAGGAGATCGCGGCCGACGCTCCGCTCTACGGCTGGTACGCGCACCCCAGGCTCGGCGGCGACGTGGGCGGGGGAGGCACGAAGTCGATGGACCGCGGCTCGATCATCCACAAGCTGGTGCTCGGGCGCGGGCAGGACTTCGCGACGGTGCCCGCCGACGACTGGCGGAAGGACTGGGCGAAGCGGCGGCGCAACGAGATCCGGTCGGTGGGGCTGATTCCCGTCCTCGCCGCCGACATGGACGACTACACGGCCGAGGCGGAGACCTACACGCGCAAGCTCCGCGACGACTGGGGGGTCACCTTCGATGGCGTGCAGACCGAGGTGACGGCGGTCTGGGAGGAGGATGGCGTCCTATGCCGCGCGCGCTACGACGGCTGGCGGCCTGACCCCGCCACGCTGATCATCGACGACCTCAAGACGATCCCGCGGGCGAATCCCCGGGCCTGCCGGATGGCCTGCCATTCGTTCGGCTACGACCTGGCCGCCGCCCACTACATCAAGGGCGCCGAGCACCTAGTGGCCGACAGCGATGGCCGCTGGAACATGCGGTTCATCTTTCTCGAGGGCGCGCCGGCGTTTGAAGTCCTGGTGACCGAATTCGCCGGGACGATGCGCCAGGTTGGGGAGCAGAAGCGGCGCCGCGGGTTCGACGGCTGGGCCGGATCCATCCGGCTCGGGACCGCGCGCCAATACTGGCCGCCGCGCCCCCGCCAGATCGTGAGACTTGAGGCGATGCCGTGGGCCGTCGCCGAAGACAGTGACGCCGCCTTCGCGGCGTTCAACAACCCCCCGCCCGCATTCTGAGGAGACCGACCATGGCACATGCATCGAAGCCGCAGGTAGCGGCAGCACCGCCGCAGGACCCATCGACGGTGAGCCGCGCGGCCCATCGCACGTTCAAGATCGAGCCCGCCGTCCGCAAGCGGGTGCCGCTCTGGATCAGCGCCAACGGCCCGAGCGGCTGCGGCAAGACGAAGTCCATGCTGCGGATGGCGGCCGGCGCGCAGAAGATCGTCGGCGGAAAGGTCGCGGTGGTCGACACGGAGAACGACCGCGCCCTTCACTACGCCGACTGGTACGAGCAGACCTACGGCTACCGGTTCGACCACATCCACTTCGACCCGCCGTTCGGGTCGCTCCACTACCTCGCGGCGATCTTACAGGCGGCCAAGGCAGGCGCGACGGTGATCGTCATCGACTCGGGCTCGCACGAGCACGACGGGATCGGCGGCCTCCTCGAGGAGCACGAGGCCGAGATCGACCGGATGCAGGAGGAGCAGGTGCGCCGGTGGGGCAAGGCGTCCGACCGGGAGGCACTCTCGATGGCGGCCTGGAAGCAGCCGAAGATGGACCGGCGCCGGATGATCAACGAGCTCATGCAGCTCGGGGTGATCCTGTTCTGGGGCTTCCGCGCGAAGCCCAAGCAGGACATGGAGGCCAAAGGGAAGGACCGCGACAAGGGGTTCATGCCGATCAGCGGCGACGATCTCCTCTTCGAGATGACCGTGTCGATGATGCTCCCGGCGCTCTCCGAAGGGATCCCCGACTGGAAGCCCGAGAAGAAGGGCGAGCGAGCGTCCGTGAAGAAGGGCCCGTTTAAGAAGCTGTTCGAGCGGGCCCGTCAGGTCGACGAGGAGATGGGCGCGGCCATGGCGACCTGGGCGCTCGGCTCGGCGGTGCCAGAGACCAGCGCCGCTGCCAAGGCCGGGACGGCGACCGAGCGCGCGGCGATCGTTAAAGACCTGGTCACGCTTCGCGAGAAGCTCGGCTGGGACCTGGAGAAGTCCCGGAAGTGGCGCGAGGAGGTCTTCCACGAAGGCGACTCGAACAAGCTGACGGTCCAGCAGCTCGACGACACTCGGGCGCTGATGGGGCTGAAGGTCGACGGCGGCGACGAGGCGTACCTCGCCGAGTTGGCCAGCTTCGTCGAGCTCGGTCGCGCGTTCGCCACCACCACCGCTACCGGAGAGGGACAGCCATGAAGATCACCAGGATTGAGATCAAGGACTACCGAGGGGTCAAAGAGTTCGCGACCGACGTGGGGCCTGCCGGGCTCACGGTGAAGGGGCCGAACGCCAAGGGGAAGACGTCGATCCTCAACGCGATCTCGGCGGCGCTGGCGGCGCGCGGGATCGACCCGAGCGACATCCGCCACGGCGCCGACTCCTCGGAGATCCTCATCAGCATGGACGGCCTCCGTGTCCGCCGGCGCATCTCAGAGAACGGCCCAAGCCTGGCGGTCACGAACAAGGACGGCGACCGCTGGTCGAAGCCGCAGAGCCGCCTCGACGAGATCCTTGGCACCAGCGGGATCGACGCCCTGTCGTTCTTCCTGGCGGACCCGAAGAAGCGGAGGGCGATGGTGCTCGACGCGATGGCCCTCACCGTCACCCGCGACCAGGTGGTCGAGTGGACGGGGGACGCCAAGCTGGTCGACCAGATGGGGTCGAGCGGCCCGGCGCTGGAGGTGATCGACCGCTACCGCAAGCACTTCTACGAGCGGCGCACGGAGGCGAACCGGGTCCACAAGGAGAAGCAGCGCGCCTGGGACGCTGCGGCCGAGGCGGCACCGGCGGTTCTCCCTGAAAACGACGCGGGGGCGGTGGCCGAGCTCGAAGCGGCCGGCGAGGCGATGAAGGCGATCTCCGCGCGCGAGGCAGCGGTCACCCAGATCCGGGAGGGCAACGAGGCGGCCAGGACTCGGATTGCGGAACTGCGAGCGACCGCCGACGCCGCTGAGGCTAGCCTTCCCAAAACGAGGCGCGACTACGATGGTGAGGTCGCCGAAATCCAGGCGCTGATCGGGAAGGTTGAGCAGCAGCTTGTCGACCTTCGCCGCGGCCTCCAGATCGTCAAGGACGAGGCGCGCGAGGTCAGCGAAAAGAAGGCGACGGTCTTCAGCCGGCGAGAGGCGGCCGACGACCTCGAGCGAACGATCGCCGCGACCGAGGTCAGCGCGGTGACCGCCGAAGATCGCCAGCAGGCCGAGGGGCGCCTGACGTCGGCCCGCGCCAGGGCGGAGCGCGCGATCGCCGCTGCCGGAGGCCGGGAGATCTACGCCCGCGCCCAGATCGCCGCCAGCGAGGCCCGCGCGGCAGAGAAGGCGGCCGAGGACCTGGACAAGATCGTCAAGCGGCTCACCGACGAAGCCCCCCGCCAACTCGCCGCCAGCGGCGGGATTGAAGGGGTGGCGCTTGAGGGGGACCGCATGACCCTGGACGGGACCGACCTCACCAGCCTCTCAGGGGCCGAGCAGATGCGGTTCGCGGTCCGGCTGGCGAAGAGGACCAACGCGAAGTCCAAGATCCTTATCGTGGACGGCCTGGAGCGGCTCGACGCGGTTCGGGGGGTCGAGTTCGTGAAGGAGGCGACGGCCGACAACTGGCAGCTGTTCGCCACGCGGGTGGCCGACGGTGAGCTCGTCGTCGAGGCGATCGAGCCGTAGGGGATTCCGCCTGTGGGCAACCCTGTGGGTGAACTGCGGATGAAAAAGAAGTGGATCTCATTCGCGGCGATCCCTTACGTTCGACCCGTTCAGGTCCCCAGATGAAGCAGCCTCGCGCCTTCCATCCTCCATCGCAGCAGAGCCCGCAACGGGGCCTGAACAATCTCGCGAGCAGCTCGCGGCGGTGGGGGGTAGAGGGCGCGAGGCGAGGAGCGTTCGATGGACTGCGCTGACTGCGGATCTCCCACGCGCGTCACCAGGACCAGTCGCGTCCTGCAGATGACCGTCAGGGTCATCGAGTGCGCCTGTGGGTCCAGGTTCGAGACCGTGGAAAGGATCGCCGGACGGCTTCCGGGCGCCACCGAGAAGCAGATCAGATCCGCATATGTGCACATAGAGCCACCACCCATGCGCACCGGTGAGCACCGGCGGACAGGGGTGACCACGGGTGATCACGGGTCGCTACCCCTAGCGTTGGGGGGTTTGGGGGGTCTGATCTCTTCTTCAGGATCCGGCTCTGCGTCTTCTCCGGATCTGAATCATCATCCGGGCTTAGCGGTAATTCAGACGCGCGTGCGCGTTGAGCCCCCGGGGTTCTTAGCCTTCTGGGACGCATACCCCAGGAAGGTCGCCAGGGCAGCCGCGATGCGATCTTGGATCAAGATCAACCCCAAGGATGATCTGATCCAAGTGATCCTGGAGGCGCTCGCCTGGCAGCGGGAGATCTTCATGGCCCGCGAGCCGGAGCACCGACCGCACCCGGCGACGTGGCTCAACCAGATGCGTTGGCAGGACGAGCGGCCCCCGGCTACCCGGCCGCCGACCGCTGCCGCCTCGCATGGCCGCTTGCTCCCGAACCTCCCCAAGGGGGAGCCGAGGCCGAAGGAACCGCCCATCCGACCGCGTGCCGTGCCCACTGGCGCGACTTCGCAGGGGGGGCCGCAGCCTGCGGACGTCCGGGCTCCCGGAAGCGCTACAAACGCAAGCTAGGCGGTCGGGGCAAAACGCCCCAGGCCAGATAGGTGACCCAAGGTGGCCGACGATATTAGACCCCCCCCGCACGATCTGGATGCCGAAAAGGCGGCGCTTGGCTCCGTGTTCCTGAAGCAGTCGGCAATGGACGACCTCGCGGCGCTCCAGGTCGACGATTTCTTCCTGCCGATCCATCGGTCGGTGTTCGAGGCGATGCGCGCGTTGGAGGCCGCGAAAAAGCCGATCGAGCTCATCATGATCGAGGACGAGATGCGCCGGCAGGACACCTGGAGGCGGCTCGAGGGGGGCGGGGCATACCTGCTCGGATGCGTGAACACCTGTGGATCGGCGGAGCACGCGCCGCACTACGCCGCAGTCGTGGCGGAGAAGTCTCAGCTGCGGCGGCTGGTGGCGACCTGCGCGGAGATCCGGTCGGCCGCGCTGGGGGGAACGGTCACGGCGACGGATCTCCTGGCGGACCTGCGGCACCACGCGGGCGAGATCGAGGTCCTCGCCCCGGGTGGCCCCGTACGTGTCGGCGACGCGGTCGATGGCGTCATGAAGCGGATGGAGGAGCGGGGGGACAATCCCGAAGGCAGCCTGGTCCCAACCGGGATCAAGTCGGTCGACGAGAAGCTCGCGGGATTCCGATCGAACGAGCTGATCGTGGTGGCCGGCAACCCTGGCCGGGCCAAGACGGCGTGGGCGTTCTGTATGGCCGTCCGCGCGGCCATCGTCCAGAAGATCCCCACCCTCGTATTCTCGCTCGAGATGAGCCTCGACCAGATGGTCGAGCGGGCGCTCGCGGGCGAGGCGAGGGTGAATGGGCGCCACGTCTCCCTCGGTCGGATGTCGGTTGAGCAGTGGAGCAGGGTCGCCCGAGCCGCCTCACGGCTCAGCCTAGACAACGACGAGCGCGAGATCCCGCTCTACGTGGACGACCGAAAGCTGACCGCGTCCCGCATCTGCGCGGAGGCGCGGCGCTGGCGCGCGCGGCACCCGGGTCCCCGCGCGCTGATCGTGATCGACTACCTGGGGCTGGTCCGCCCCGATCGGGAGGAGCGGAACCGGGAGCGCGAGGTCGCGAAGATGTCGGGGATGTTCAAGGCGCTCTCCCACCGGACCGAGGCCGACTGCCCCGTGGTCATGATCTCCCAGCTCAATCGCGACAACATGAAGGGGAAGGACGGCAAGGCGCGCCCGCCGATCTTGTCGGACCTGCGCGAATCAGGCGCCGTCGAGCAGGACGCGGACGCCGTGCTCTTCCCTTGGTGGGAAGGAGAGGCGCCGGCAACCGGGAGCTGCCCGGCGCGGCTCATCATCGGAAAGTTCCGGAACAGCGCGAAGGGCGAGGCGAAGATGGACTGGTGGCCGGAGTACACGCTCTTCACCGAGCCGGCCGACCCGGACGACGAGGTCCAGGGCGACCTGTCGTTCGGGGAACAGCCCCGCGATCGCTGGTGAGGCGCGTAGTATCCCCGCGCATGGCGAACCGAAAACCGAGACCGCTGACCGACACGCAGGCGATCGAGAAGGTGCTGGGCGCTCTCAACAAGGAGCGCACCGACTCGCCAGAGCGCCGCACGCCGCACGACGGCTGGGCGCGGATGAAGCACGCGGTCGACGAGCTCGGGGAGACGCTGCGCGGGCTCGACGGCAACGCGCGCGAGGAGGCGTTGGACGTGGCGGCGCTGGCGCTGCGGTTCCTGGTCGAGTGCACATGAATAAGTCCGTCCACCTCGGCTTCGAGGTCGGAACCGGGATCGCCGTCGAGATCCCGATCGCCCATATGGTCGTGACCGGGCAGACCCAAGCTGCGGGAAAGACCACGACGATGGAGGCGCTGGTGCATCGCTCGGGGATCCGGGCGCTGGCGTTCCGGACGAAGCGAGGGGAGTCCGCCTTCGGATCGCTCGTCCACCAAGTGAAGCCCTACTTCCGAGAGCGCGCCGACTGGCGGTTTGTGTCGGCGATCCTGGAGGCGTCGCTCGGCGAGCGGATGAAGTTCGAGCGGTCCTGGATCATGCGCGCGACCAAGGGCGCGCGAACGCTCGACGACGTCCGGCGCAACGTCCGAACCCTTGGCGAAAAGTCCAAGGGCGGCATGAGCGCCGACATGTTCATGATGCTCGGTGAGTACCTGGACGACGTCGTCCCCGAGTTGCGACGGGTCACTTTTGCCTCGCGGGTCGACCTGAATCCGGGAGCGAACGTGGTCGACCTAGGGGCTCTGAGCCTGAACGTCCAGGGGCTCGTGATCTCGTCGATGCTGTCGTGGGTGCACGAGCACGAGGATGGCGTGGTGATCGTGCTGCCCGAAGCGTGGAAGTTCATCCCGCAGGGGAAGAACAGCCCGGTCCGGATGGCGGCGATCTCGCTGGCGCGCGAGGGCGGCGCGCTCGGCAACCTGATCTGGCTCGACAGCCAAGATCTCGCCGGCGCCGAGAAGGAGGTCGTCCGGCAGGCGTCGGTGTACCTACTCGGCGTCCAGCGCGAGGCGAACGAAATCAAGCGGACGCTGGCGCACATCCCGGCCGGCATCAAGAAGCCGAAGGCGGCCGACATCGCCACGCTGGAGCGGGGGCAGTTCTTCGCCTGCTGGGGGACCCACGCGATCCGAACGTACGTGCAGCCGGCGTGGCTGACGGAGACGATGGCGCAGCAGATCTCTCTGGGGAACCTCGGACAGGCGCACCTCGAGCGCGCCCCCGCATTCTGGCCTCGACCGGCCCTACGCGAGACCACGGAGGAACACGGCGCGACCGTGCTGACCGACGACCAACCGATCAACGAAGACACCCAGGAGGACGACATGACGCCCGACCAAGAGAAGAAGCTCGACAGCCTGATCGACGCGGTGACCGCGCTGACGGAAGCGGGCGGCAAGACGATCTCGATCCACCAGAAGTTCGACGACGCCGACCCAGATCGCATTTCCAAGCGCTACCTCGGCGGCGATCCGGTGGCGGCGCCATCCCCTGGTACGGACGAGGAGGCGATGTATCAGCGCTTCGTCGCCCGCCTGAAGAAGGAGGCCCCCACGCTGCTCAAGGTTCTCGTCATCAAGCCGTCGATCGAAGTCTCCGTGGAGACCTATGTGCTCGAACTCGACGGAAAGACGCTAAAGGGGAAGCTGGCGGAGATGATCTCCCAGCACTGGTTCGATGAGCCGAAGGTCGGGAACGCCGCCTACAACGAGCTGCAGCGGAAGGGATTCGCGACCGCCAAGCCGAACGTCTACCGGGAGCTCGACGCGCTCGCTGCGCTCGGCTTCCTGACCAAGGAGCCCGACGGCTTCCTGGCCGTCAAGGACATGAAGGTCAACATTAAGCGGAAATGAGCCCCGCCGAAGCACACCTCTGGTCCTGCCGCCGCGTCGAGGTCGTGGCGGCTGACGTGGCGAAGGGGCCCGGAGAATCCTGGCGCCTGACCGTCAGGCTCTCCTGTGGACACGAGGCCATCCAGGACTTCCGATACCGCACCTTCTGGCAAGAGATGACCGGACCCAGTGGGAGCGCCGGCCGGAACGCCCGCGCGAAGGCGGACCGCGCCGCCACCAGCATCAGAGCCGCTGGAACCGCCCCCTGTATCGCCTGCGGGCCATCGGCATGAGCGATCTTCGTGACCTGATCGAGGAGATCGAGGCCCTGATACGGGACGCGCGCGGCACCCTTGGTCGCGTCATGGACCCCGCCGATCCAGCGGCCGAAGCCGAGGCCGACGCGCGCCCTATCGCCGTGGCGTCGTTCGTCTGCGCCGAAGAGGCGAAGGACGATCTCGACCAAGCGCTGGCGCGAATCGACCGAGCCCGGGTGATGGGAGTCATTCCCCGGTGAGCGTCCTGGTCCGGATCTACGAGGTCCAGCGGGAGTGGTCGACGGTCGTCTGGCTCTGCGACAACTGCGCCGCCGCGCGCGCCGCGCTGATCGGAGCGCTGAAGTGGCGGGTGGGGCGCCCGAAGCTCATGCCGCCGAACAACATCCGGGTGATCGACGGCGCCTGTCCGGTCGACTTCCACGACCGGATCGTCTGGCCCTGTATCGACTGTGACGCGAACCGCCCCCTCGCCCCCGCATGATCTTCCTTGCCCCAACCCCCCGCCCTTCGGCACCATCGGGAGCGTCTTGGCAAGAACCCCCCAAGGAAAAGGCGGCCCCGGCGGGAAGCGGCGCGGGAAGGTCGAGGTGGAGAAGATCCTCGCCGAGGTCGAGCAGGTCATGGACCTGATGGACTTCGGCGCGAGTCTCGCCGACCTGCAGCGCGGCCTGCCCCACATCCCCCGCCGGACGCTCGAGGAGTACCGGATCAGGGCGCACAAGCGGCTCGAGCAGGAGAACGCCGAGCAGCGCAACCTCCGCCGAGCCCACGCGCGCCGCCGGAACTACAAGCATCGAAGGAGCCTAGAAATGGAGCGCGACAAGGCGAAGGACGCCAAGGAGCGCTCCCTCATCGACCGGGCGATCGCCACCGACGAGGTCATCCTGGCGAAGCTGGAGGGGACCTTCGCCCCTGAGAAGATCGAGGTCGTCACCCGCCAGGGCTGGGAGGACCTCACTCCGGCCGAGCTCGAATCGATCAGGAAGACGGGGCGGCTGCCGGACGGTCGGCGGGCAGAGGACCTGGACCGGGTGGGCTGAGATGACGATCCGAATCTTCCATCGCCCGGCGCGCGTCATCTCGGCGGACGGCTACGAAGACGACCTCGGGGGCTGGGTCGACGGAGAGCGGCGCTTGCCAGAGTTGGAG